GTTAGGAATCCGCACCGCGCCCCGCGTATTAAATATGCAATTTTTATGCAGATTCGCCGTTGGGGCGCCCGGGGCGCTTGCATAATTTTTAGTGATCTGTTAAGATTAGCGCGGAGGAAAACCAAATTGATCGAGCTTACAGCCGCAGAATTGTCACGCCTGGCGCACGTTTCGCGCTCGGCCATCTCACAAGTTAGCGCGCCGGGCGGGCCGTTGCATCCGGCGCTTGTCGGTCCGGCGAGGTACGACCGAAACCATCCCGCTGTTGTGGCCTACGTCCAGCGCGGGGTTGCACGCTCACAAGCGGCGGCGGCGAGGCGTGGGCGCGCGGTGCCGAGGGCGACCCGGCTTGACGAGGTGGCGATCAATATCGAGGACCGGCGCGGACCGGATGGGCGATTGGGCAAATCCCCGCGCCAACCGCCGCCGAAAGACCCAAACGAGCGGCGAGGGCGCCCGCCGCGGTCGCGTGACGATGGGATCGAGGTTGCCGACCCGCCGCAAATATCGCTAGAGCTCGCGGCGGAAACGTTGCGCGCGCTGCCGGCGGAGATCCAAGAGTTGAGCGATTGGCCGTTGCGGTCACTAATCCGGCGGTTCGGCCCGGCGGCGGTTTTCTCCGAATGGCTGTCGGCGCAGGAAAAGATCGAGAAGATCCGGCAATTGCGGATCCAAAACGAAACGCGCGAGGGCGAGTTGGTACCGCGCGCCGAGATCCACCGACTTGTGATTGACCCGCTGGATACGGCTTTTCGACAATTGCTGTCCGACGGCGTGCGGACGATCACAAAAATTTTAAGTGCAAAAATTCAGGCGGGGATCACGTTGACGGAGTGCGAACAATATTTGCACGATCAGATCGCCGGGTATATCCGCGAGGGAAAAGCGCTTGCGGTGCGGGGGATCAAAAATGCTCGCTGAATATTGGGAGGATTGGTTAATCGCCGAGGTTGAGGGGTTGACGGAAAAAATTGATCGCGTGCTGCCGTCGGTGCACGCGGAGAAATACCGGCGGTTGAGTTCGGCGGTGACTTCGTTACCCGGCCCGATGAGTTACGAGACGACCCCATATTTGCGGGAGATTGTGGATTGTGTGGCAATTGAAAGCGACGTTCGCGAGGTGAACGTGATGAAGGGCGTCCAAGTCGGATATACCACGGGCGTCTTAGAGACCGCCGTTTTTTATTTTGCGACCTGGATCAAAACGGTCCCGTTGATGTTCATGTCAGCTGATAAAGATCTTGCTAAATCGCGTTTGGAAGATTTTATTTTATTGATGCTCAAGGACTCGGGATTTTCTGGAATTATCAGATCGTCGGACACGACCAACAAACGCAAAACCGGGCAGACCGCGGCGCATATCCAATGGGAGGGCGGCGGATCGTTGATTCCGTTCGGCGCAAAGAATGCCGACAAGATGCGGACCTTCTCGATCCTGGGGATGTTGAAGGACGAGGTTGACGCCTGGCCGGAGCGGGTTGGCAAAGACGGCGACCCGGACAAGCTGAGCGATGGGCGATGTAAAGGATACTGGGAGACGCGGAAGATTGTCCGCGGAAGTACGCCGCTGCTAAAAGAGTCATCGATCATTTATCGGAATTTTCTACGCGGCGACCAGCGCCGATATTATGTGCGGTGCGTGTCTTGTGGTTTTGCGCAGCCGTTGCGCTGGCACGGCAAGCGCGACGACGGCAAGGTCTACGGTATGGCCTGGGAGCTCGACAATCGTGGGATCCTGGTGCTGGATTCGGTGCGGTATCTGTGCGCCAATTGTGGGCACGCGCACCAAAATCACGACAAGCCGCGGTTGTTCGATCCGGCGCACGGTGCGGAGTGGCGGCCAACGGAGACGGCGCGCGAGCCCGGGATCCGCTCGTACCACTTGCCGGCGCTATATTCCCCGGTGGGGATGACGCCGTGGTCTGCGTGCGTTGCGGATTTTTTGGAGGCGTACGATCCGGTGACAAATCGCGTTTTAGATTTCAATAAATTCCAAACCTATTACAACAACGTACTCGGCGAGCCGTTCGCGCAGATCGGCGGCCGCGTCCGTTTCGCGCAGGTGAGCGGGCATCGGCGCGCGGCGTACCGGCTCGGGGAGATCCCCGACGCCTGGGCGATGGCGCATTGTGAGAGCTCGATCAAATTTTTGACGTGTACGGTAGACGTCCACAAGGACAAATTAGCGGTTGCGGTTTGGGGTTGGACAGTTGGTGCGCGCTGTTTTCTGATTGACTACTGGCATTTCAAAGGCGAGGATTGCACGCAAAATGATTCGCCGGTGTGGAATGAGCTGCGCGATCTGATCGAGAAAAAAGAGTACGCCGGCGGGCGGCAAATAATGATCACGCTGATCGATGCCGGGTTTGAGCAAGATCTTGTCACTGGTTTTTGTGCGGAGTACGCCGGCGGCGTGTTCCCAATTCTCGGGCGCGACCGCGCGGCGAAGAACCAGGCGATCAAGGAGTTCGCGGAATTTAAAACGCAGTCGGGGGTTGTGGGTTTTCGAATCTTGGTAGACCACTACAAGGACCGGATGGCGGCGATCCTGCGCCGGGACTGGGCGGAGTCGATGGGCGATCAGGTTGATTGGACGTTTAACGCGCCGGTCGATTTGCCGGACGCGGCGTTGAGAGAATTGACGACGGAATATAGACGGCAAAAACGGGACGCACGCGGAGCAATCACGCACGAGTGGTATCGGCCGGCCGGGTCGAGTAACGAGCTTTGGGATCTTTGCGTCTACGGCTGCGCGAGCGTTGAGATCTTAGCCTGGCAAGTGTCGGTACAATTTTTGAAACTTGATCGGGTTGATTGGGATCGCTTCTGGAAATATTTCGATTGAAAATAAAATTTGGATCTTTGGTTCGGTAGCGGAACAATGGGGGCATGACGACCGCCGACCCTTTCGGGCTTGACGAGCGGATCGAGAAAGCCCGGGCGATACTATCCGCGCTTGAAGACGAGATGCTAGCATCTCTAAACGGCGGCGTTGCGTCTTTTACGCTTGACACCGGGCAGACTCGGGAAGTGGTGACGCAACGATCGATCGGCGAGATTAAAAACGCCATTTCCAGCGCGACGAACCATCTAGCGACTTTGATCGCACGACGTGACGGGCGCGGCAATTACGGGGGGCCGGCGTGGTAGCCTGGCCGCAATGGGTGCGCGGTTTGTTCGGCGCGGGGCGCCCGAGGTATCGGGGATCGCGTCCACAATACCGCGCGTTTAACCCGGCGTTGCTGCAATCCTGGGCGGGCGATAAATTCCCCGGCAGTTGGGGCACCACTTCGCTCTATGATATTATTGATTACGACGAGCTTCGGTTGCGGTCGCGCCAATTGTTTCGCGACAACATTTATGCGCGCGGTTTTGTTCGGCGCCTGGTGACCAACGAGATCAACACGGGCTTGACCTGGGAGTCCTTCCCCTACGCGCGCGCGCTCGGCATTACCGACGACGCATCTTCTTTGTGGGCCGAGGAAAAAGAGAACGCTTTCGAGTTGTGGGCGAACGACCCGCGCCAATGCGATTTTTCTGGAATGAGCAAATTCGGGGAGCTACAGAAACGCGCGCGCCGTCAAGCGCTGGTGGATGGTGATGTTTTGGTCGTGCTTCACCTGGATCCGTTTTCCGGTTTGCCACGGATTCAATTGATCGCCGCGTCGTCGGTGTGTACGCCGGTATCTGTAGACGCCGGCGCGCGGAACATTAAACACGGGGTTGAGGTCGGCGCGAACGGCGAACATTTGGCTTTTTGGGTCCGTAATGACGACAACACAGAAACGCGGATCCCCGCTTACGGCGCGGCATCGGGGCGGAAGATTGCTTGGCTGATCTATGGGTCCGATATGCTCCTTGACGAAGTGCGCGGCGAGCCATTTCTCGCGATCATGCTCTATTCGTTGCGCGACCTGGATCGGTACAAAGACGCCGCGCAGCGCAAGGCGCTGTTGAACGCCATGCTCGCGCTGTTTGTCGAAAAGGGCGAAGACCGCGCGGGATCTAATCCGTTCTCCCGCGGGGCAGTGAGAACTTCGGAAGTGACCGCGCTGGCGAGTGATTCGACGCAAAGATCTTTTGATCTGTCTAAGTTCATCCCCGGGCTGTACATCGAGGAATTGCAGACCGGCGAGAAGATCGTACCGCACAGCACGGCCGGGACCGACGTCAATTATGGTCCGTTCGAGGAATCGATTATTCAAGCACTGTCTTGGTGCGCGGAGATACCGCCGGAGATCGCGCGGCTTTGTTTCACGCGCAATTACTCGGCGAGCCAAGCGGCGATCAACGAATTCAAGATGTATTTGGACATGAGGCGCGATAGTTTCGGATCGGTATTTTGCGAACCGATCAAAAATGAATGGCTGATCGGCGCGCATTTCTCGGGGGTGTTTAGCACGCCCGGATTTATCGAGTCATACCTTGACCGATCGCGCGTTGGCGAATTCCAGGCATGGACGCGAGGCGAGTGGACCGGGCCGGTGAAACCGTCGACCGATCTTTTGAAAATGGCGCGTGGGCTTGAGGTGCTTGTAGATCACGGCTGGGAGACTAACGCACGCGCGGCGCGCACACTCACCGGATCAAAATTCGAGACCAACGTCGCGCGGATAAATCGCGAACGGCAATTGATGAAAGCCGCCGGAATGCTGGTGGAGGAAGGATCCGATAATGCCCTGGCTGCTGAGTGACGAGGCCCTTGTGTTTTTGCGTAGCGCTGCGCCGCGAAGTGCGGTCGTGCTTCCCGCGCCGACGGCGATGGACGCCGCGCCGTTGTACGCGGTTGAGGGGCGAACGGCGATCATCGGTGTTGAAGGTATTTTGACCCCCGAGCCGGATCGGTGGATGGCGTACGTCTACGGCGCTAATACTGGGTACTCGACGATCGTGGCGGCGGTACGTGCGGCCAATGCGGACCCCAAGATCATAAATATACGGCTTGAATTTGGGAGAGTCCCCGGCGGCGACGTTATGGGACTTTTCGGCGCGATGGATGCGATCGCCGATTCGGAAAAACCTGTCGAGGCGTTTGTTCGATACCAGGCGACCAGCGCCGGGTATGGGCTCGCAAGCCAGGCGGGGAAGATCATCGCGGCGGATCGTGGCGTTGTGCTCGGTTCGGTGGGCGTCGCAGTGGATGCGTTTGTCGATGAACATTTGGTTTCGGTATCGTCGACCGAGGCGCCGGACAAACGCCCGGATCTTTCCACGGAGGAAGGGCGCGCGGTTGTGCGCAAGGAGCTTGACGAGATCCACGATCTTTTTGTGGCGGGCATTGCCCGCGGCCGCGGTACGACCGTGGAAAAAGTGAATGCGGACTTTGGGCGCGGCGGTTTGATTATGGCCGAGAGCGCTCTGAAAATAAACATGATCGACAAGGTCGAATCCCGGCGGGCGTCGGGAACGAAAAAAGCCGGAGGTAAAAAAGTGGAAGACGAAAAGACTTTCGAGGATGGCGTGCAAGCTGAGCGCGCGAGAGTGGCGAGCCATTTGGCGCTTGCGGTGGTGTCGGGCGCCTTTGACGTGGCGCTTGAAGCGATCAAGTCGGGATCGCCGATTACCGCGGAGATCTCGACGCGGCATATCGAGGCGGGTGTTAAGTCTCGCGCGCAAGCCGCGCGAGTTGCGGACGCCACGCAGGTCGCGTCCACAGTGGATGCTGAAGACAGTTTCGAAATGCGCTGTCTGCGCGCGTATGAAAGCGGGGTGCGGTAATGTCGATGACCGTGACAAATATTGATCAAGGCCGCTGTCTGGTCGAAGCGGAGGCCACGCGCGACGTGGTTCTAGCTTTTGCGGGCGCGGATGTTCTGGCCGAAGGGACACTAATCGCCAGGCGCGAAGCGGTAACGGCG